AACTTTTGCCTGTCCGCTCATTATCTCTGATAAACCAAGGATTGCTGAAAAATGTGTAATAGGAAAAAACTGACGTTTAATACCATTTTCATCAGTTTCCATCATTCTTTTAGCATCAACCATTATTTACACCTTCAATCGTAAAAACATTTTGTTTTGGATCATCAACTGTCGCTATGATTAACGCCCCTTCTTCTATTGGAAAATTGACTGTTCCGACAACTTCTGCTTCATGATTCTTAGAAAATGAATCATCCTCTAAAATTTCTAACGTGTTTACATTGCCGAATTTGATGGTGTATAGCCGTTCTTCTAATCTCTGATACAAATAATCCATATCAGCCAATAAACGCTCTGAAAGTGAATTGTGGCGGACCCCTTGTATGTCTACACGTGCATCCATTAATTCGGCTAACATTGTTCCGCCTGGATCAACAGTTTTTAAAATGTCCTTAATCGATTCAAACCACATTAGGTAATCTGATTCTTGGCCGTTTCGCCACGCTTCAAATGTATCTTGTTGATTTTTACGCCACTTTTCAAACTCTTCTTTTCTAGCGTTCATCCATGCTGTGAAATCGCCTTTATTTTCATTGATAAAAGCGGTCATATCAGCTATCAAATCTTCTATTGATTGCCAATACGAACCCATTTCACCTTCTGTTTTAGAAACAGCATTCACAACAAAATAAGAAAAGTTCTGCGTTGCGCCAATTAGATTGTCGCCTTTATGAATACTGAAGTATGCTTCCTGTCTGTGCAATGACTGCATAGAATATTCATCAAAGGTATACTGGATAATCCCTTTTTTGGCATTCACAATTTTTGCCGCTCGTTGAATCGGATACTTTTTATCAATAACTGATTCAAAAAATACTTCGCAACCTGTTAAATCAAGTGGCAAAGAATTTTCAACTAATACAGCTTCTAAAACCTCGGTATTTCGGTTCCCTTGCCGTACATTTTGAATACCAATGTAATTGTATGGCTCCGTGGTGCTTAGTGTCGCTTGCCATTTAACCATTTATTTGCTCCTTTCTAAAAATTAATAACATCACGTGGGTTGATTCGTTGCCACTGTCCACCTTTCCACACTTCAAAGTGAAGGTGAATACCTTTAGCAAGTCCAGTGGAACCCATTATCCCAACACGACTATTAGTAGTCACTTTTTCACCAACAACTAAATCAACTGAATCCAAATGACCATAATAGGTCCAATAACCATCATCATGTTTAACAACAACATAGTTTCCACCAGTTCCATCATAAGTGACAGTTTCAACTGTGCCGCTACGTGCCACATAAACAGGGGGGCTCGTGCCTGCTGGCACTGAAGCAATATCTATGCCGCCGTGAATAACGTTCGTTCCCCAGCCGATCTGGTCCCATTCTTGAGTAATCGTATAAGTTGAACGAACAGGATTCATCCAAGTTGGCTTGCTAGGTTTCAAGTCTTTCAGCAAGTTGTACCAATATTGAGCCATCGGAATTCGTTCTGGATGTGTGACCGCTGGGCGTTCAAAGTTCGCTTCAAATGCCATCGTTGCCGTGCCAATATCTGTTAATGCTTTGAACTCTGAAACAGAATATGGATAAGCTGCCGATGGAATGTATTGGCCATTATGCATATGCCAATCAAGCAACTTCAACTGTGTAGTAATGTTTCGATAGTCACCAGTGATACCAGCTTGAGCCAATAATCGTTGCACATAAGCACGGCCACTTTCACCTGCGATTGGTGATGTCCATTGAACTAGACCGTAACCAGGACCTCCGCCACCTTCGTCAATGTCGGGCATAATTCCAGATTCTTGATCCATGTTTCCTAAAACCCCAGCAGCTGCTTGTTCGCTGTAGCCTTTAGATTTCAAGAACTGCCAAACCGCCCAAGCATTTTTCTCTTTTTCGGTTGTTAGCTCTGGTGGTACGTCACCATCGTTACCACCTGATCCATCGCCAGGGATGACTTCCTTACCGCCGACAATCAATCTATCAACTGTAATAGTTGATTTACTTCCTTTTGGCCCAAAGAAGTTAAAATTATTTCCAACAAAGAACTGTGTTAGACCAGTAATTAAATGACCTGCTCCTGATTGATTAGATAATCCAATAATTTTCTGAGGATTATCTGCGACCAGTAGTAACGAATTGCCATCAGATACTACAAGATTTCCATTAACATCTCTCAAGTCTGGAAAAGGATTCCCTTTTGTTCCTATTGAGCCAATGTGGCTATTGCCATTCCAGAATTCTAATCCTTGCTTAGTCAATTCCATTATTTTCGTTTTCCCATTCCAAGCTTGCAGAGCGCCGTTAACTAAACGCAAAATATCTCCATATGCATTGAATGATGTCTCAAAAATATCAGATCTAATTTTACCAGCTCTGATAAAGTCGGCATTTAAAATACCATCAATGGTCCAAGCGTTTCTAAATGGACCTTTCCACCCAGTAGTTGAAAATCCGATGCCCTGATTGTTAATAGCGATAACATTCTTCGCGGTATCTGTGGAATCTGTATCCATAAAATAAAGCGTATGCGGCCTATTTTTAGGATATTGAAGAATACTACCACCTTTCACGCCATTGATTAAATCGGTAATGTAATCAATAAAATTACTCATGTAGTCTTTTTTTGTTAAAGTTTTAATTGCTTCTTGAAAATCTTGACTTTGCTGTTTATAAAAAGCAACTTGGATATCTCCAGCAGTAATCTTTATTGTTTTTTCTGCTAAAGCATCATAGACAATCCCTGTAACTTTCGTTTGAATGTCAATATCATAAAACTTGTGATAAACAGTGAACGTATCGAATAAATTATAGTTTCTCATTTTCGCAAATTCTTTTGCTTCTTCTGAATCTGTGAGTTTCTCAATTTCTAGTTCAATAGAAACTTTAGGCTTATCACTTCCTGGATATAATGTAGTAAAGTATTTACCTGCCACTTTATTTAAGCTTGATAAATCTTTTACTCCTTGATCTTCAGTGAACTGAACGTATTGAGCGTAAACATCTGGATATTTGTTGATATATTCACTCTTAACCGCATCTCCATAAATCCGTTGAGAAGTTCCGTCTGCACCACTTTGAAGCTCTGCAAATGGTAAAACTTTAGTAACAATTGATTGCCAATCAAATTTAATGGTTAATCCTTTTAAATCTTTACCATAACGAACAGTTCCAACGTTATCTCGTCCTCTACGTCTTAACAAAGATAATTTAAAAGGTTCTCGTTTGATTTCTCCACCCCAATATTGAAGCAAAGAACCTTGTTCACCAGCAATACAATTAAGTACGTTTCTAGCTTCGAATACCGTACTAGAAGCTGTGTTAATATCAGAATGAAGTTTGATATCGCATGGTTCGTCCATGTTCTGTTCAATTAATCTCATAGCTTCTGCACCATTACGATTATCAACTGTTACTAGCCGCACTTGTCTGTTTCCTAGTTTATAAGTACGAGATTGAGCATAAATGACAATACTATTGGTAAACGTATCTTTAAACGTTTGTTTGATCTCGAAAATGTGGTATTCTTCTAAGTCATTTGGCTTTGCTTTAATCTGATAGCCATTTTCAAAATAATCACTAAATCTGCTAATCGCTGGATAGTCCATTTCTAGTTCATATTTTCCGTTAGCTTCTTCAGTGATTTCGCAACGTGTCGCATCAATAAGACGTCCTAATCCATTTGTAGAAAAATCTTTTTCTCCAGGTTTAAAAATAACTGGAATCAAACCTTTCGCCTCCAATTCGGCTGAACCTTAAACTCTGTTACTTTTCCAGTCCAGCGAAAATTATTCTCTCCTCTTTTTAAAATTGGGTAATCTTTGAAAAGTGTTTTATGATCCAAGATTTCAAATGCTCCACCTGATTTTCGATAAGCTTCTTGTTTTTCTGAATCAATAATGATATCTCCATCTATAGCTTTTAATGCGTATTCCTGATTATTAATGAAAAAAGAAATATCCCCAGAACCCAAAATCTGAATAGTAGGTTCTGAAGGATATTTTTCTGTGTTTATTAATTGTTTAGGATTACTTGTCCAATATTGTCCAATCCGATTTTTTTTGAAAGGTCGGATACTTACAGTAAACTCAAAAGGAATTAAAATCCCTGTTTTTCTTGTTCCTGTAAACTTTGGTGGACTTGTTACGATGGCTTGATAGATGTAATGTTCATCAAAATAGACGATAAAGTCTGAGTAGTTTCCCATATCGAGCCAGAACGAGATTTCATCTTCTAAGAAAGATACTTCTTGTAAATTTCTTGCTTTCGCATAGCATGTAATGGTGCGATCTACATTTTTATAATACTCAAAATCAACAGCTATTGAGTCATTACCCATTCGTTCTCTCAGCTCTACTACACGTGCCGCAGAAAGTCGTTCAGGTCTTTCTCTCATAAACACATTGAATTCAGAGCTATGTTTTCCATTAAGAAAAAACTGACCTCTTTTAAATTCCACCAAAAGCACCTCCTACTGCATCGCTATCTCTATTTTTGACAACTTGAATGTATTTAACTAATTTTTGAGCCATGCTCATTAATTGCTTATCATCTAATTCACCCATTGCTTGTAAATTAATGTTAAAGGTATCACCACCAAAGGTAGTCGTTGCATTGCTGTTGTTCTTATCTGATTTAGATCTTTGTGATTCCTGTTGATTAGCATATCTACCTGTGGCAGAAAAATCCGGTAATTCTGTAGGTAAATCAGCCATATTTTTAACCGATTTATCCAAAGTTCCTTTTTCTTGGTCAATGCCATCCACAACACCCAACACGATATTTTTACCAATCATATCTCGCATCCAGCGCGAAGGAGAATGAATATCTAAAGCCCCTTTTATTTTTTCTTTGATATTACCAGCTACTTCTTGAATTTTTTCCCCCACTGCGTTAATCATAGATCCGATACCATTAATCAATCCTTGAATGATGTTTTTACCAATTTCAAATAAATCAACATGTTTTAAGTCTTCAAAAGTTTGTTTTACATTCGACACTGTATCACTGACACTTCTTGTGAGATTATTCCATGCGTTTTTAGCACCTTGTACCATGTTGTTGAAGGTTTCTATTGTGCCATTTCTAATTCTATACCAGGTTTGAACAACACCATCTTTTATTCCAACCGCCGTATCAACAATCCACTGTTTGAAATTGGACCATGTATCTTTTGACCATTGAACAGTTGCATTAAATGTATCAATGGTTCCTTGTTTTAGGTTGTTCCAGCCATCGATCACACCATTTTTAATGTTTTCTACTGTTTCGAAGAACCAAGTTTTCAAACTTTCCCATATTCTAATTGCTTCAAATTTAATATTTATCCACGTTTCGATGATAGAATATTTAATTTCAATCCAAACATTGATTGCTCCATATTTGATGTCAATCCAAAGTAAAGTGAAAAATAACTTCACATCAATCCAAATCTTTTTAATTGTCAACATCAATCCATTAAAAATAGAAGTGACTGAATAGGAAATAGCTGTAACCGTATTATAAAAGATATTTTTAATACCAAACCATATTGTTTGAGCTGCTTCAGCAATATTATCCCAAACGGCAATCATGTTCTCTTTTGCCTCTTCCCATCCACCTGTAATCATTGATGTGATGAAAAGTATTGGAGCTAACAGAACATTTTTTAGAATGGTAACGACATTTTCAGCGATCATTTTGACATTTTCAATGTTCGCTTTCATAGCGTTAACAACCATTTTAAACGCATTTTTGATTCCTGTTACATATGGACCGATATATTTCCAAACAAAATCAAATGCTGTTGTGAAAACATCTGATATTGATTTTCCAATACCCTTAAACCAATCTTTTGCATTATCAAAGCCGTTTTTAAAACTTTCTCCAACACTTTTAGCACTATCAGCAGCACCCTGCTTAATGTTTTCCCATGTGTTTTTTGAACCTTCTTTTGTTGAATCCCAAAGTCCACTAAAGAATTCTTTAGTACCATTCCATTTATTTTTAACCCAGTCGGCTGCGTTTCCAGGTGCTTCTTTCATCCATGTACCAGCATTTGAAAAAGCTTCTTTTGTGCCATCCCACATGTTGCTGAAAAATTCCATTGTCGAATCCCAAGCTTTTACTACTACATCAGCAGCGCTTGAAATGACCTCCTGTATATTTTTCCAAATGTTTTTGACAGCATCTCTAAAACCTTCATTAGTTTTCCATAGATAAATAAACGCTGTGACTAACCCTACTACAGCAGTTAATATTGCGACAAAAGGATTTGATAGCATTGTCTTATTTAAAATTGCTTGAGCTATCGAAAGTGCTTCTGTACCTTCCCTCCAAGCTTTAAATGCTGCATTCACTTTATTCACAAGCATCAACGTTCCTATGCTACCAGCTAAACCTGCAAGCAATGGCGCGTAAGGTTTTAACGTATCATACAATGTTTTGGCTGTTTTTATCATTGGCGGAATCATCTCGGCAAATTTAGATAAAGCTGCTTCCATTTTTGCCCCTTTGTCAGCAATGATTTCACTTATACTTCCAAAACCCGCACTTTTTAAGCCTTCGTCAATTTTAGTAACAACATTGGCCACGCCACGAACAATCGCAGTTTTCATGTTAGCCAATCCGGTTTTAATACCTGCAGTAGAGTCTTTAGCAATCTGCTCTAACGATTTAAGGCCTCCACCGCCCTCTTTATTCAATTTAATTAGAGAGTCTTGAAATTCTTCAACTGAAATTGAACCATCAGAGAGACCTTCTTTCATCTGACCAGCAGTTAACCCCATTTGTTTCGCTAATGCGTTTAGAGCTGGGCCCAAACCACTGTTAATCATTGAGTTCCAAGTTTGCGCATCTACTTTACCATTTGAAAATGATTGTGATAGCTGGATGATCGCATTGTCTACCATCTCTGCAGACCCACCAAAGCCGAGGATACCATTATTTAAAGCTGCGAAAATCTGTTCTGATTTTCCTAAGTCATTTGTAGACGAAGCAATTAATTGAACACCTTTAATTGCGCTGTCTAATGGTGTGGGTAATCCTTGAATACTCTTCTTTAAGCTATCCATTGTCTTTGATGTTTCACTAGCTGAAAAGCCCATATTTTCAAATACACGGTTTGCGTTGTTTAACGTATCTACGCGATTGATAGCTCCATCAATATTACTGGTAATCAGCCCAATTCCTTTTGAGATGATTTTAGTTGCTCCGCTGGCTAAAAAGTTACCAACAAATGACGTCCAAATAGATCCAAGAGAGCGGCCGCCTTTTTGTCCTGTTCTGTCAACCTCTCCATCAAAACCTTGCAACTTTTTTACTGCCGAATTTAGACCTTGGGAGAATCCTGATTCATCTAGTATCATTTTTAAGACTAAGTCTTCATTGTTCAATAAGTACCCCCTCCCTTCTTAGAACATTGTGTGTTCATCAAGGAATTTAAGTTCTTCAAATTCTTTAACAGCATCTCTGAACGCATAAAGCTTCATAAGTTCGTTCAAGTCTGTATTCTCAATTTCGTTTAGTGTCCACCCATTTTCAAGCAACGCAATTTTTAATTCTGCTTCTCGGTACTGTGGACTAAATTTAAAATGAGGATGATAAAGGAGATCTGTTACTTTTTTTTCTGATCAGAATAAACCGCATCATAACCGCTAGAAACAGACCCTAATAGTTGCCCCGTAATTTTTAAGATTTCACGTGCATCCATTCCGTCAAGAAATTCTTGGCCCGTAAATTGACCTTCAAAAATAACTTTTGCGATAAAGTCATAACACTTACGCAAGACAGGCCGAATTTCCTCCATGTCGTTTGTTTTGACGATTTCTTCTAGTTCTACTTGTAATTCTGTTGCATCTTCCATAACAGATCCTGGTAACATTTCAGCAGATTTAAATTGTTTAGTGGTGAAATTGCCTTCTTCATCTTTCAAATAAAGTTTAATTGTCGTTTGTAATTTACTTGCCATTTTTTAATTCCTCCATATAAATAGGACGACACTTGGCCGTCCTTAAATTTTATTATGCATTAACTGTTACGCTGCATTCAGCTGTATTGTTGCCATCTTCAGTAGTGACAACAATATTTGTGGTTCCTGCTGCTACTGCTGTAACTTTTCCTTGTACAGGTGTTACTGTTGCAATTGAAGTATCATTTGATTTGAATGAATAGTTTTTGTTTGTTGCGTTTTCAGGTGCGATTATTGGCGTTAGAGTTGCAGTTTCACCAACCGTTAGAACTAATTCCGTTTTATCTAAAGTTACACCACTGACAGGATTTGTAGACTCTTCACGTGGATTAGTAACCTTAGTAAACCAATTTTTGATCATATCTAAGTCAACACCATCATCGTCTTCATCGACTGAATACATGTATCCGACACCAGGCACATCAACAAATGAACCTGTCCACTCTGGATGAGTGTAAGATACTGAACTACCTTCTAGAGTTGATGATTCATCAGAAGTCAATGCAAATTTGCCTTTATAAAAAATTGTGTAGCGATATTTACCATTTGATTTACGACGGCGATAAGCAAATGCTCCATCTGGTGCAATATCATCTGCGGATCGTAAAACACCGCCTTTCAATTTTTCACCACCCGTAATTTCAGCTAAAACTTCATTTTGATATCCATTTGTTTCCAAAGTAACTTCTGCACCACCAAATGCAACGTACTGATCTTGAACTACACTATCGCCATAGTCAGGCGTTGTTTCTGTTGTAACATCTGGTTTAATACTTACTGCAGTCCCGATTGTTGTTGGCTCTCCGTAGATTGGGAAAGCACCTGTGTCATCTGTTAGTGGGAACCAGGTTGGTTTCTCCACAGAAATGACACTTACATTTTTTTTAACTGTCATCTATTCTTCACTCCATTCGATTAATTGAGGAAAAGCAACATTAAAATTAACATGTTGAATTCCATCTGTTTTAAATGTCTGATAATCTTCTGAAAATAGTTCATTTTCATCTAAATTCAAAACATTAAAAAAAGCCCCACAGTTTTCTGTTAGGCTTGTTACTAATTGTTTATTTTTCTTACTATCAACCAATGCGATATCAACGTTGTATGCTTTGTTCTGAACGTTTTGACCAACGTTATCAGTCATACTTTCCTCTATGCTCAAAACGAAATAAAACGGTTCTGACGATTGCATCACATCATCAAGATAGATAGGCGCATCTGAGAACTGTTTTATTTTGCTAGTAAGCATTTTTAAAATTTTATCGTACATACCCTATCCTTTCTTCGCGATGACAATAGCCATTTGTTTAAACCGTTTTGGAATATAAGTTGCATGAGCTAATTTATAAGACTTTTGCAACATGAATCGCCCTTTTACAAATCCACCATTCTTAGTTCTGTGCCCATCGTTTACATATTTAAAATATTTTTCATTGTTAATTAAGGCGCCAACGATTCTACCACTTGATGTTTTTCTAGCTTTAATGATTCTGTATCCACGTCTTAAATCACCTGTTTTAATCGGCGTAATAGGTACAATTAACTGATAAATCTTCGCTAACGAATCATTGACCATCGCAATACCTTCTTTTTCAGCAATTGGTGTCATTTTCTTCAAGTTTGCAATAACTTTGTCAGCATTCGAGGTCATTCTAAAATCACTTTTACTCATCGATTGCACTTCCTGTCAATGTCACTTCGATGTGACTTGGATAGTTAAAGGGTTTCTTTGCAAATAAAATATGCTTTTGACCTGTACTTTGAATGACCGTTATTCTGTCGGCCTTTTTCACATCTACATCAGGCATTAAAAACAATTTTTGATCTTCGTAAGTGATATTAAAGGTACCTTTGTTTTCCACAACTGGTAAGCTTCCAGCGCTACCCAGACCACTTTGAGACAGTGCGCATTTTAACTTCCCATCATGAATTGGTGAATAACCTTGTTCCGTAATACCTGTTTCAGAATTTTCAATATCGTTCATTCTTTCAATGACACAAGTGTCAAGATAAGTCATTGCCAAAATATCCGCTTCATTCAATAGAAAAACACCCCGCTATCACAGCCAATTAAACGTTTAATAGTGTCGCTGTAATTACCAAGCAACGCTGTTATGCTCTGCTGCGTGGTTGCATAGCTAATAGATGTATCACCGCGCTTAATGCTAGTTACAGCTTGTTCAGTTTCGCTTTTAAGTGACTGATATAGAATTTCAATTACAAGCGAGGTAAGTAAATCCCAATCAATTTCAATCTTACATGTATTGTAAGATCCGATTTCCAAAAGAACTAGGTCTAAGACAGACGAAATACGCTCTTTTGAAACATTAGGTAGCATTTTTGAAACTTTTTCTATAATTACTTTTTTTTGTTCGTCTGTCATATAATCACCTAAATTTCTGTTAAATCTGCAGCTTCTTCTAAAATTGCAATAGCTTTTTTATCAGAAACACTCACTTCGATTTTTCCGTCAACTGCTGTAATAAATTTACGTGTTTCAGGATGAACAAAACCAACGAAATTTTTATTTTTTAAAACTTTGAATGTTTTTGTTTCAGGTTTCACTTCTTCAGTTACTTCTTTTGTCTCTTTGATTACTTCTTCTTTGACCTCTGACTTTTTAACCATAATTATTCTCCTTTACTTTTTAATTATTCACCTGGTACTGCAGTTGCAAGGTTTAAGATTGCCCCTGAATTCGAAGCGTTGTATTCAATCGTGTACTCACCAACTAAACCAATACGTTTTGAATCAGTTGTTTTAGCTAATTCCTCTGCGCGCCATTCACGTAACGGACGTAGCTCCACATAGTTTGTATCTAAAGCAATCATTGTTCCACTTGGCAATGACGGTTCAATTAAAGCTGTACCTGATCCATAATTTGAAACGATTTTCCCTAGTTGCAATCCAAAAGCTACTTGATCTCCAAAGTTAAACACTTTAGTGCCCGCTTTATCAACTTCATCGGTCATTAAATCAACCATATCAGTCGAAACCAGACATAGTTTTTCGCCTGCATAACCTTTGTCAAACATAGTTTTAAACATTTTATCCACATCTTTACGTGTTACTGCATCAGCTGCAGACGTTTTAACTAAGTTATCAGAGTTGATTAAGTTAATTACACCAGCCATTTGTCGTCCTTTAGTACCATTTTCATTAGCTTTTACACCAATTAATAGCTTTTTGTTCAAATCTAACTTCATTTCTAATGCACGTTGAGAGACTTGATTAGCTAATTCACTACCTACGCCATTTACATTGATAGCATCTAATGTACCTGAAACAGAAGTAGATTTACGGAAAATTTCAGTGTAGTTATTGAACCATTTACGCCCTGAATCTGCATCTTTGTATTCTCCGCCTTCTAATTGTGCAGATGAATCTTCTCCATCAAGTTCTGATTCACGCCATTTGATCTCCGTAGAAGTTGCTGGGCTAGTTTTACCAGCTCCTAATAACCAGCTTAGAAACGGTGTTGACGGACGTTGTAATGCATTTACCTCTTGTGAAATATCTAAGTATTCTAGATTATTTACTGTAGTTTTTTTCATTTATAAATTCCTCCTAATTAAATGCTTGTAATTTTTGCCCTAATGCTTCTTTAGGATTTTCAATCGGCTGAGTTGACTGATTCACATCAGTCGCATTAGTTTGTTGCTTATTACCGAATGCTTTTGTCATTTCCATGTTTTTAATTGCTTCAGCATGCTTTTCATTGATGGTGCTTAAAACACCTGTGAATGACTCTACAGCCTTTTGTGTGAACTCTGTATCTGAACTAACTAAAGTGTTCAACATGAACTGGGAAACTGAATCTTTTAATTCTTTGTCAAGCTCTAACCCCGCGATTTGTTCAGCAACAAAAGCTTTATTTTCGTTCGAACGGCTCTTAGCTTTCTCTGCTTCAAACTCTGCTTTTAATTTCTCAAGTTCTAGCTGTTCTGGTGTTTTGTTCTTTTTAGCTTCTTCATATTGCTTCACAGCTTCCTGTTTTAGCTTATCAAGGTTATTCTGTTTCCACGATTCTAACTGTTTATCTGCAGCACTTTGTGATTGAGATTGAATGAATTTCTGTGCATCTTCATTCGATTCGACAAATGCTTTAAAATCATCAATAGTGAACTCTGGTTCATTTCCCCCACCATCAGCAAACATCTGCAAATTCATTGGTAATAATTTTTTTGTTTTCATTTTGTTTCTCCTTTCGCCCCACGATTCGTTTGCACGCCCCGCATTGCTTTAGATTATTTATTGCGCCCCGCCATTCAATCAAGCCCAGCATTGCGCTAGTTTAGTGTCATTTCGGACAAAATAAAAAGCCTAACTTTCGTCAGACTTTAATTGCTTTTCTTCTCTTAGTAAATGCTCTTCATAATCTGCATCTAAGTAATCATAGGGATCCATCTAATCACTCCCAATTCTTATGGACCAGTTCAGCGCCTAGCATTTGATAATCAGTGACAGCATCTTTTACATTTTGCAGAGTCCTAGACACAATCGAAATAGTTAATTTACTTTTTTTACCTGGTAACGAATACAAAATATCAACGTGACAATAATTACCACCCCAAACTGATTTAAGCTCATCTTTGACGATATTACCGTTGCCATCTCTCAAAGTGTGTTTGGTTAAGTATCGTTCGTTTTCTTGTTCAAAAGCTTTTTTATAGGCTTTTTCTGTACCATTGGTTACTTCTAGATTTAATACTGCTTCGAATAATCCTTTCATGATATCACCTCCAATTTAGGGTATAAAAATAGCACTCAAAGTTATCCTTTAAGTGCTTAGTAAAGTCTGCTATGGTAATCTGACGGGACGTGGACCAATTTATTTTCTTTAATATGCTCATCAATGAATTTCGCTAATTTTTTAGCACCTTGAATAGAAAAATCGAAGTCATCACTCTTTGTTACATCGATATATTCATATATTGGAAACTCATCATGAAAATGTTGTTCATACTTTTTAATTGCAGCATCAATAATAGACCATGCACCCTCTTCGCAACTGAACATTTATTTCACCGCCTTTAAGATGTCATCTAACATATTTTCCCATATTTTCGATGCTGTTGGAAAGACTTCGTACATCATTTTTTTAGCTTCTTTGTTAACAACGGTTTCAGTCATATGAGCAAAAAATTCTGTTTCTTGCATTCCGTATGCTTTCCAGTATTTAGTTCCGTGCCCAAATCCTAACGGGTGATCTATAAAACCACCTGTGGATTCCATCATATCTGACAATGCAGAGTATGCTTTCGGAGATATTTCAGATAGTTTCTTATATTTTCTAACTATAGCACTTTGATCAAAAACAGAAAGTTTTTTTAGATTTTTGACTTGTTGATAATTATCTCCATTTGCTTCTTTTAAATCATTATTGAAAACGTTTAATAAATCTTTTTTTATCGCATTTTTTAATTTATATTCTGGCATTACAGATATGCGATCAAAATCACTGTCTAACATTTCCACACCGATATTATCTATAGCATGACCCAGTTCATGAAATACTACTTGCATTTGAGTTTTATTTTTAGTGCCGTCAAACGCTTCTTTTGATAATTGTATATCATTACCATTAACAAAGCTTTTTGATTCTGAAATGTCTTTAAAATTGAAGCGATTCCCTAAACGATTTAGCAGTTCTTTAATTTGAGTATTATCTATAGAATCTAAACTTTCTATAAACTTCAAATAGTTCTCTTCACCAATTGATTTTGCCATATTTGTTTTATCAAAGATACTAGTTTTTATAGACACTTGCGGATGATTCAACTTAACACCCCACTGATCACTTGCGAATTCGTCTAACAGATCACCGAACATTTCTTCATACAAAGCGTCAATATCATCGCTTATTTCTGGAATTCTTGGTATTTCTGTGCATCTGCACAATGTGTGGTATGGAGGATGTTCATTTTTAATTAATTGGCCATGAAATCCGCCACAAATGGTACAAACTCGTTCATCTTCTGCAGACCAACTTTCTGATTCTTTAACGTTAGCTCCTCTAAATGATTCTCTAATCCCCTCTACAGCAAAATGGGAATATTCCGTTCTGACAAGATTTTCAATCGATCTATTAAACTTTCCCTGCTCTAACTTAAACATGCCGCTAATAACACCATCGTTTTTCATCGTTCTAAGAGCTTCTAAAACACCTTCGCCACTTGCTAAAGAATTAATAATAGAATTACTTAGACGTTGCTCTAAACTTGAAATATTGCCCCACAAGCGAGATGAAAAAGTTTTGCCGCTCCATGGATAATTCAGAATGTTTTCCAGCTCTTTTTTTGATAAACCAGAAGCAGAACCGCCTAATAATTGTATTAACGCATTAGAATTAGAATTGTAGATTCGTTTTGTAATGTTTTCTAAGTCGTTATTAAATTTACCATTGACATCACTGGATATCGCTTCACCTGCAAGAGTAGAAAAAATGTCTGCTCGTAATTGCAATAGACGATTGACTTTTGCATAGTCGTAAGATGGGAAATACTCATCTATGAATTGCTTATAAGCTTCGTCAGACTCCATCAACTTTTCATAGTTTTTCTCAATATATTTATGATACTTTTCTTGGTCTTGTTTGCTAAAGTCTTCTAGCATTTCGCTTTGTGTGATGTCGTGTAAATCCGCTTGTGACAATAGCTGTCGTTGAATTTTAACTAAAGCACGTTCAAAAACAGATTCTAGCTCACTAAGAGTTTTCTTTTCTAGTTTCAAACGGGCTTTGTCTTCTAATTCTCGGCGTTTTTCCCAATAACGTTCACTAGCCGTTGTTTTCTTCTTCGTCATTATCCGCACCGCCTAGCTTGCCGTATTCCCCGCTTGGATAGTTTTGCCCTTGTTCTAAATTCATCATGTCCGCCTCGTAATCTGGATCTTTAACGAATGGAATTTGATTAATGATAGTACGTTTTGATACATAAGGTGCTAATTTAGGTAACGCCTCAGCAAGATATCCAATATCGGTTGGTAAACTACGACTAAATGTAAACACAATTTTAGAAACATCTACTTCTAATTTATCGTTAAATTTTATAAAAGCCGCCATGGTCTCTGCAACTTCTTTTAATCCTTCTTTGAAGTACTGCTCTTTCGTGTTTGTTTTGGCTTCTAGTGCTATTATTTGCCACTTGCGAGCTTCACCAGAGCTATTAGACTTAAATACTTCATCGTTGAAGTCGATTGACTTAGTGACTGTGTAGTAAAGCTTTTTCAACTGATTAAGATGATACTCGTTGAAATCTTTGTTAATATCTTTCGTTACATAGCCAACCTTAGCTTGTGGATCTGGCAAGTTAATAATACCTAATTGCTCCATCATCCTCTGTGCTTCTTCTTCACCTAAACGGGACCCGCTAATCATCATATACGCTAATTTAAATTGCTCTACCTCGTTTTGTTGGTCAGACAGGCTTCTGTCAAATGCATCAGAAAGTTCCTCTGCTACTTCAAAATCACAATAACGGTTCGTGTTGTTTTTAAATTCTGATAGGTAGAACGTTTCTAAAGGGTTATCAGTTTCTGCTGTCAATTTAAATGTTTCAGCCGCATTCATTAAATTCGTTTCCACGTATCTGTTATACGTTAAGATTTTTTTCTTAGTAACAACTTTCATTTCTTCGAAAAATTTCTTTTGGTGTGTGTCATATTTCTCTCGAATGAAAATATCTGCATTCTCATATTTTTCGGCTCTCCATGGCTCAACATTGCATGCCCACAATTGCCACTCTCCCTCAGTTTCAACGGGTTCTAACAAACGAAAAGCAACACCACAAGCGCCTTGATATCGTGCCGTGTCCGAATCCAACATTGCGAAACGCATACCGTTTACTAGCTCTGTAAGCCGCTCGAATTCTTTAGGTGTTTTTATCTTTGCGCTGACGTTACCTAAAAATAAATCCTTTGTTTTTTGAATTAAGGACTTCCGTTGTTCAGTAACATCATAATCCCATTTAACTGGGATACCTGTGAAATGATCAGCTGCTTGATCAACAATGGTGTTGTATAAGCCAGCGTGAAGTTTATTATTCACTTTTATAATTTTTGTGTTTGGTTTAGGTCTGCTATCAATCTCATTTTCTTCACTTGTATAAGCTTTGTATTTACGCTCTCTGTCATTAAAAAATGGCTTCATCTCTGTTATAAAGTCATTTGGATCAAATAGCTCTTCGTTTATTTGCGTAGAATATTTCGTTCGTAATCTTTTATATCGACTCAATGTTAAATCACTTTGAAACAATCATTCCACCTCCTAAAATTTAATGAAACTTACGTTATTTTTCTCCATGTCTTCGCTAAAAGCGTATCTTGTTGCATCGATTGTGTGGTTATCTTTATCTTCAAGCCTTGGCTTAGGATTGCCATCTTTATCCGTCTGATAATCAATGTTTTCAAACTCTTTGGCTATATTTGGAGTTCTTAGTGGGTCGATACAAATAAAATCCAAATCATCCAACCATTCCTCTCCATACTGTACAGAGTCGGGTCCTTTTTTAACCCCAAATACGTGGCCCATTCCATGTTCATTGTTTAATTCTGCTATGGATTTAGGTTCTGCTGAATCCGATGCAATACGATCAGACTGATAACCTTTTGCTTTCGCCTTTTGGGCAAACTCACGATTACTGATTTTCACTCCGTAGATTTCATCAACAGCATAGATGCCATTCTTTTTCTTATCGTAGTGCCATCGTACGAATGCTAATGGATCAGTAGCATAACCGAAGTCAAGACCGTTTCTGATATTATCAAAGTTAGCAACCATTTCATCAGTTATACAGCCTTTCTCCACTTTTAAATTACTGAATGGAACGACTCCAGAACCGATTGCTTCACCATCGTATTCCCATCTAGCACGCAAAAGATTTCTATCTCTTGCTGCCTCCACTTCTTTCAAGAATTCTCTCGAAATAAAAGGATTATCTTTATAAGTAGAGTGATGAACAAATGTATTATCAGGTTGGAAACTAGATTCATATTTTTTGTTCACCCAAGATTGTCGACGTTTTGGCGGGTTGTAGCTGAAAAAGAATTTATAAAAAAGACCATTTCCTAATTCACCACGTAAAAGTGAATTGGTAATGGTCGTTACTTCATCTTCAGTTTTAAACTCGCCTAACTCCTCAATCCAGCCAATCGCAAACGGGAATCTACTATCTTTTAAAGACTTGATTCTTTCGGGATTTTGGGCACCTCTGAAAATCATATAATTCCCACGAGGTATGTATGTGATTCTCAACGGCGATTTATTAAATTTAAATAGATGTGTTACCCCTTGCTGTTCAATCGCCCACTTCATTTGCTCGTAGATTGATTGTTCTAATGTATTATCAACATATCGAATGCCAACCGCATTGACAGCATATCTCATAAGCAATTGAGTAATAATATGTGCAATATCTGATGATTTACCAGAACCACGTCCACCCTTACAAACAATATTCAGTATGTCTGAGTTAAGAGTTGCCCTCCATACCGAATGAAATTTTTTCGGTAATAATTCTGATAGTTTTTTCTTAACCATCATCATCACCGATGTCATCAACAAATACTGGCATTTCAGTAACTTCTATTTGTTGCTTGTCAGTGAACAGCGCATGACGTTTACCAAGTAATTCGGCTGCTTTAGTCCTCTCCTCCGTGCTAGGAGTATATTCATAGCTTTTCTGATGCGTAAATATTTCGCCTTCATCATTAGTTGTTTCTGTATTATAAACACCTTTCATTTTTTCACCACGCATGGTGCTAGTGAGATACTCTAGTACCTCTTGTGCATCTGCAACTCTTTCGCTCTGCATTTTTTCTAGCTGTTCATCAATATATCGCTTCACGTTAGCATCTGTTAGCAGTCTACTTGCATTCACTCTTGCTGTGGTGTCTTTTTTTATATTTGGATATGCAACCTTATATGCTCTCGTGCCATTCATATCAATTAGCCATTCATCAGCAAAAACCTGATGTTTTGGATTCTTTATCATGTTATTCACCTCCTAAACAATTTATATATTCAAAGCTATGCAATATCTGTGCATTTTTATTTACCTTTGTTATACTTTAAGTGGGTAGCGACTCCTTGCTTTGAATTTAGATTTTGCGATTAAAATTCTTTCAACAGTCTTTATATAACTACCCAGCCGTTAGAACCTATGCTCTAACGGGTTTTTTGTACAAAATAATCATTTTCTATAATACGAATATCTGGTATACTTCACTTGGGTAGCCCATCATCCTAAATGTATATTAAAAACCTACTTATGATTCTTCCCCAGAAGTAACATGAGTTATGCTACCCAGCCACTAGATCCCATAGCCTAGTGGTTTTTTATGTACAAAAAAAGACCATTCAAAGAATGATCTATTTTTCTTGATTATTGATAATAAAAAAGCGGATAAAATCTTTTCCAAATTTTGATATTTTCAATCTATCCTTTGCTTTAAGACTTATCTTACTTTTGCTAGTTAGACTTTTCAATTTTATTTTTCTTTTCCCAGACAAAGAATTTAATATGCTCTCTGTAGAATTTCTAATTTCCTCAATGGCAATTTGCATTTTTTTTATATCTTTTGCAAGCTTATCATCATATTCATTTTGCATTAAGCCTAACCGATATAAGTTCTCTCTAACTGCAACATATTGGTCGTAATTGATATCGAATGCTTCTAATAACTCTGTATAGTTATTGTATCCATCGATATCAGCAAATGTATTGGTTTTATAGGACAATTTAAGAACTGAAATATCTAAAATAGTCAGTTTATCAAGCGTATCAAAATATAAATAAGCCACATCAAAAGATGGATTATCCAAATTCAAAAATTCTGAATAACCATTAATCATAAATTCAATTTTTTCTGCTTGATTAGTAGATTCAATTTTCTTCATGACCATTTCAAATATTTCGTCTAAAACTTCCTTATTTTCTAAAGATTGTTTTTCAAATTTCTCCTTCAATTCTTCGTTTCTTCTACTGATTGCTTGAACCATAATCTCTAAGTTTCTTATTTTCTTATTCGTCCTAAACTCAGTTATAGCTCCCCCAATGCCCGGTATCAAACCAGCTCCGTAATCAATCAATATATCACCACCTTGCTTCACAATTTCATTTGTTAATAAAGGTAAAGCATTTTCTTTTAGAAAGTCTTTTCCCTGATCAGCTACTATTGACAAAACATTTTCAAATAAAAAATTTTTAACTGCATTTGCTTTCTCTCCCACAATCGTTATCCCCTTTACAAATTTATATATACAGAATAACTGATTATGCGAATAATAAAAAGACCGCACTCAGAAGTGCAGTCTCAGATAGGAGGGAAAATCTTAACCGTCATTCGATCGTAAAGGTAGTTACATTTGAATTATTGACGATATTTTTATTTAAGCAGCAAAAGCTACTTATTGACGTGACAGGAGTCGAACCTGCATGTACTTGATTGAAAACCAACCGCTCTCACCAATTGAGCTACACGCCATACCAGAAGGAGCTACCTCCTAGCAATTGCTAATAAATCAAATTAACCTTTGCACACTCTCGTCAGAATGTTTTCCCATCAGGACGTAGCTTTCGCAGACTTTCACGGCTAAAATGATTATGTCACTGACAAGGATTTGCACCTTGTTTGGTCTATATTCCACCACAGTGACCGATCAATCAAACACCAGCAAAAACAATTGATTAAGTTTATCCTAAACGTACCTAGCTGCTACTCTATGAGTTTAGGAATTGCTCTCGTGCGTAAGCAGCTGCCGCAGAGATCTGGTTAATGTTCTTATCGTCATATGCTGGGATAGAGCAATATACCTAACCTCGACTAGTATGAATCAGGTAGTTACTACTGCATTCCTAGCAACTATTTGTGTCACTTGCAAACCTGTAGAAAAAAGAGGAGGTTATTCACCTCACTTCATTTTATTGAGAACGTGAGTCTGCAAGTGACCATCGAAAGTCAAATCAAACGGTGACTAAACCAGAAAGCGTTGTGTAATGTGTCCATTTCTTTGACTTTCGATATTACTATATTAGCATTCAAATTCGTATAAAAACCGCCAACTTTACGCCAAAAAACCGCCAAAAATTATTTATATGCAATTATTTTTCCATTGCGGTAAGCTTCTGCGAATTCAATCAAAGCTTCTGATTTCATTCTTTGAATACTTCTTTCGGAATAGCCGACTTCTCTAGCAATCTTGTAATTAGAGTAATGGTCCTGCACACAGAAACTATAGTGCAAAATTTGTCTGCTAGTTAGGCTTAATGCCATAAGCCCAGATAAAATTGCGTCTCTTTCTGCTTCTGCATCTGCTAATTGTACTAGCGCATCTTCTGCTTTGTTCCCATGACTTTGGCTTTTAGGCATATCTGTAATAATTGGTGATTTTAAATCTATCAAAGAGCGACCAGCTATTCGCTCTAAACGTCTAAAATTCTTCAACACATTTCTGGCATTCGCTTTTGTTTGTCGAAAATCTACTTCTTTTAGCAATTGAATCAAGTGGAATCGCTCCTTTTGTGGTATAATAACTATGTCGAAAATATTTCTCACAGCCGGAGCAATCTGGCTTTTTTTATTTTCTACTAAATATACTTTTTACAATACGTACTATGAGATAGTATTTTCAAATACATTTACTCATGATATAATCATATTAACTTTCTTGGGGATTTTATTTCTGAAATAAATTTCTCCTTTTCTATGATAACTGGCGGAAAACAGTTATCGATAGTTCCTGTCTCCACCAGAGACACAATGTCAACCTTATTTGTTGGCACTATTAGCACTTTACTTGGGAAAAGTGCTAACTACCACATTAGTCAGCCATTGGTCGGCTGGCTTTTTGTTTGCAAAAAATCGGCTAGTTATTGTAAAAAAGTTGCAATAAGTTAAAACTCCAATGTAATTGGCCTCCCGTATTTTAAAATTCTCCATTCGCCATCTTTTGTATTGGTTTTATTCATATGATTTCTTTCATCACGAGCTATCGTATAATCGAAAAATAAATCGGCTTTCTCTGCTCCATGTAAGTACTCAACATACACTCCATCAACTTGCCTTCCTAAGATAAAAACTTCTGGATAACTCATACGCTGGAACCCCCTAAATATAGCCCTAATCCCAAAATAAACGAGCATGAAAGGAAATAAACGAGATCACTGCTTGTTATGTCATTTCCACACACGAAATGGCTCACGGTTGCTTTTGCTACAAGAATCATTAATGCAATACCACTAAATTTATTTATTGCTCTTTTCCAGTTGCGTTTCATTTATTCACCTTCTACCTTCACAGCAAACGGCCAATATCGCTCGTCAATTGATTTGATTACTGATTCAGTAAGTTTATATGCTGAATCGTGCCAATTTGTTAGTTCTTCATACTCAACAAGTCTAGCATCAGTTCTACCACTAAAAAGTTGCACTAAATATTTATGGTCAATAACTACTTTATACAATTGATCTTTCTCGACTTCGTAGCCGTTAGCTAATGCATTAACAAATAAATTTCTATTCGACTTAAACCACAAAGAAAATTCATCATTTGGCATTGCTCTTGCGAAAGAAATTGCTGAATCAATAATATCAACTTTATCAGAACCTAGGCCTTCGCCTTCTTTGATAAAGTCATCGGCCTTTTTGGGCAATACAGTTTTTTTCGATTCGTCAAGTTGTTTTACTGCAATCAAACAGTCACGAACTGCTTGATCATATCCTTCGTTGTACTTTTCGATGAATGAATCACCTTCTAAACCTTCTAAAATACCAATCAATTCTTGTTTAATCATCGATGGTCCTCCTCGATTATTTGTTCTTGGCAATCTTCACAATATTCAGGATACCCATTCCCGTCTACATCAAGGAATACTCCACAACTTGCACATAAGACACCTTCCAACATCATTTCTGCAATTTCTCCCATTATCCTTCCTCCTGTTCAATAGCCCACCGGCTAAACGCTTGTAAGACATGCTTCAATTCATCATCATTTAAGTCACCATATGCATAAGCTACTTGCTTATACTTCATTTTTCCACCAGTAGTTGATAGAAACCCCATAATTTCGATAACTTCACGTAATCCGTTTAATTTGCATGATTCTTTCAACCAATCAAGCACAATCTGCTGATTTTCGTTTAGATATGGTCTTTTAAACCCTTTTACGATGTATAAAACATCTTCTGCTGACATATTTCCTTCTTCAATGCGATCCATTTCTAATTGACGTTCAATTTCTTTTATTAGTTCATGCATTTAATTTCCCTCCAATAGTTCTGGATTTTCATGGATATTCCCAACAATCTCAATATCGTCGGTAGCTTCAAATAAATCCTCAGATATATTTTCCCACTCGTATTTAAATGCACCATTTTCAAAAATTACTTGTCCGTGCACTTCTTGATGGTCATCCCATCCAATATCACCCTCAAAAAATTCAACGCCGTTCTTGTCTTTCAACCCTGTTGATTGCATGAGAACATATTTATCAATCATTCCCCACATGCCATTTTCTAGATTGATAAGAGGCGCTATAAATCCTGTATCATCATCAATAGTCCATTCTACATTTTTATCTTCATCTGGATAATACATTATGTTTTCTTCTACTGAATATGCTCTAAATTTTGGAATCATCTTCTCCACTCGCTTTCTAATATTTCCACTTCTTCCGCTGAAAGAAAACTAGCAAGACAATTTGCATCACAAAACATATTGTCTGTTCCATCTTCAAACTGGAAAAAATTAACTATCATAAAATTGTCTCTAATTGTTAAATATGATTGATTAGTAAATTCTCCATCATTAAACAATGCGTTACCACAATTAGCACACGTAGAACTTTCTTTCTGAAAATTTGGATATGTCACAATTTTTTCACTCACTTTCTAATCTACTGGCAATATCAGCAATGACTGGTACTGTTACACTGTTTCCTGCTTGCTTATATAATTGACTATCGCTGTTTACTTCTTTTGCTTTATCAAACACCCAGTCAGGAAACCCTTGAAGCCTCCAACATTCACGAGGTGTTAGCTTGCGAATTCGAATACTGTCTTTTAAAAAGTTATTTTCATGCCAACTATTAGATGTTACAGTTGGAGCAACTTTATATATACCTCCATCGTTATAACCACGAGATTTCTGAATAATAGCTACTCCATGTTTATCTTGTGCAGTTAACGTAAACATTTCTTCACCATCACCTTTAAACCGTCTTCCATTTTGTCGTTTTTCAAGTCTATCTGGTGTTAGTACAGGTATTGCTATTTTTTCTTCATGCTGTTCACGTTCAACAACATACGTTCCTGTTCCTTGAGCTTCGATTCTTGTTGTGAGTGTATTGGCGTAAATTTGTTGTCCTTGTAATTTAGTAAACGTTCTGTCGTTTTTTTTGAAAGGAAAAACTTTTCTGGTACGTTCTCCTCTAAGATGTCCGATAATGAATACTCGCTCCCTGTTCTGTGGTACGTAGTCTTTAGAGTTAAGCACTTGCCATTCCACATCATACCCGAGTTCATCCAAGGCTCTGAGGATTGTCTCGAACGTAGCCCCTCCTTCGTGGTTAAGCAATCCTTTGACGTTCTCAAGGAATAAATAGCGTGGTCTGAGAATAGATGCGAACCTTGCAATTTCAAAGAAGAGAGTTCCTCGAGTATCTTCAAAACCTTTTCGTTTTCCTGCAATCGAGAAAGCTTGGCACGGAAATCCTCCACAGATAACGTCAACACTTCCGATTCCCCGAATAAATTCATCTGATATTGTTGTGATGTCATGCATTTCCACCTCTCCTGTTGTGTCATGGATTGCTTTATAACTAGTTCGTGCGAACTTGTCTATTTCGCAAAAACCAATGCATTCATGACCAGCTGATTCCATCCCTAAACGGAAACCGCCAATGCCTGCAAATAAGTCTAAAAATTTCATAATTTCAAAGGAGTAAAGAATTCTTTGTGGTCGACCAAACCTCCACTCCTTTCTATAAATTCACTGGCTCATTTTTATAACCAGCATCAATCAAAATTCCATCAATCACATAAAGGTCCGTTTTCTGCTTTAAACTAGCCTTAAATTTCTTCGCAATATTTCTAGCTGTTTCTAAAGAAACGACTTCATATGTTTTAGCCAATGCATCCGCAATAATTGCGGATGTTGGCGTGTAATAAATCTCCAGCAAAATGAACACTCACTTTCATTTCATAAATCTAATTTAAATGTTCAGCTTTATATTCCCAGAATTTGTTTCTAGGCATTCCTAACGCTTCTATGATTGCATTCACTGAATAACCAACCCACTGCAAATACAAATATTCTTGAATGGTGAACTTGTCTTTATCAATTGAGCTGATTGGTTTAGATTTATCCATTGTTTGCTCACCAATATCCTTACCAAGCATTTTAATTTGACGATAGGCCATGCTTTTTGGATGTTTATACCAGTCCGGATTCTCATTCATTAGCTTTAGCATTTCTTTCCGCTTTTGCTTTTTTTCAGCTTGAATACGTGCTATATCTTCAAAAATTACACTGTTCATTCTTTAACCTCCTAGAACGGCAGATCATCGTCGCTAATGTCGATTGAATTACCTGCGCCTGCGAACGGATCTACATCTCCACCAAACGACATTTGTTGGCTGTTATTTTGCTGATTTAAGCCTTTATTTTGATTTGTGGCATAATTACTCTCGAAATTGTTTTGAACGCTTGTACCGTCATTCTGTGACGTCTGAATGCTATTTCTATTCTCATTGGCGCTTTTTGGCTCTAATAATTGGAAACTCTCGCAAATAACTTCAGTCACATAGACACGTTGGCCTTGTTGGTTGTCATAATTACGAGTTTGAATTCTGCCAACAACTCCTAATAATGTTCCTTTACGAGCATAATTAGCCATTGTTTCAGCAGGCTTACGCCAAATTACACAGTTGATAAAATCCGCTTCTCGTTCGCCGTTTTGGTTTGTAAAGTTACGGTTCACAGCAAGAGTAAAGCTTCCAACTGCAGAACCACTTGCGGTGTAGCGTAAATCTATATCTTTCGTTAAACGTCCAACTAACACAACTTGGTTTATCATATTGTCACTCTCCTAATAATTCTTGTTTTTGTCGTTCTAATTCAGCTAATTCTTCAGGTGATAAAGGTACATCTTCTTGCATCCCATTCCAATTTGGTAACTGCTCTTGTCTCACTGGCGCCTTAGAATACGCAGGCTGTTTATTTGTTTGAGACAGATCATATTCATCGTTGTAACGATCATCACGTATCCAACGAAACAATTCTTGTGGATGGTACCAATCATTTAATTTAATATACGCAAGATAGTCCTTATATCCTTTTTTAAACGACTCTAAATCTTCTTCCGTCTTGAACTTCTTTAAAAATTGTTCTCTAGCTTTTTTCTTGTTGGTTTTCTTTGGATAAGTTTGCCAAACTTTTTCGAATAATTCAGGCATAGTTGAGCTCGGCTCAACACTATTCTTTTTATTCTTTGTATTATTCTCTGTATTATTAAGTAATGTATTATTCTCTGTGAAGTTTTCTTCACCAGGGGTAGTGAAATTTTCTTCACCACCCTCGTGATGATTTTTTCCATAGGTGATGAAATTTTCTTCACTAGGGGTGTAGAATTCTGTATCGGTTGGAAAAGGCAATATATAGATATGTCTACGATCTACAATTTTGCTATCTGGTTTGTAAAAGACTTGTATCTTTATATATTTTCGTTTTTCTAATTGCTTCATCCATGATATGATCGTCCGTTTGCTAACGTTGTATAGGCTGGCAAAGTATTGATTTGTTGCCCAACAGTAGCCTCTTTCATTTGCTAATGCTGTCAGCTCTCCATATAATAGCTTTGCATTCCCATTTAATTGGTTATCGTAGCGGACAATGGCTGGAATGATAGCATAAAAGCCTCTATGTTCATTCATTGGTTATCCTCCTATATTTAATTTCTTGCGTTCCTCAATATTTAGTTTGACTGGTTTTATTTGATACTTATTCAAAAAGTTCTTAGTACCAATACGATGTTCTTCTTGGTGATGGAAACGGCAACCTGCATAAAAAGTAAAATTTTCATGGCTGATTTTCTTACGATTGCGACCCATACCAACAACCTCAATGTGACAAACGTCAGCATGCTTACCGCAAATACAGCACTTACGATATTTCAGGCAGTAATAAAACCATTTGTTGTTTTCAAGCAAGTATTGGTATCTTTTTTCCAATGGTATATCGTTTTTCAAAATGAACTCAATCAAGAAACCAATCCACTCAGTCGCTTCATTCTTGGTAGCTCGACTATGTTCAAAATAAACACCACTCTTAGCCTCGTAGTAGTATTTCAAGACACTTTCAATCCATTTAGGTTCGTCATAGCTCCAACGTGCCACATCGGCTATTAGAACGTGAGAAAGTGCATTCTGTTTTTGAGACATCTGTCGATTATCTAAGAATTCAACTTTCGCTAAATTATCATCGTTATTAGCCAGAAGTTCGAGAAAATTTGAATTTATTTCATCCTCAAATTCGATGGCCAACATATTCCCTTTATGTTTTATGATTTTCCCAATCATTCAATCACTTCTTTTCAAAATCATTTGCAATCGGAGGATTTGCCTCGTCAAATAATTCTGTTTGTTCTTCATCGAGTTCGTTTTCACTTTGTTGTTCCACAGTAGGAACTTCAATCTTTTCTAACATTTCTTTCATACGCTCAAGAACTTTAGTTTTTACGTTTTTTAAAGGTACGTTGTTAATCTTGCTGTGCAACTCTTTAAACATATTTTCATGATTTTCAGATTGTGTAGCAAGTTCTGTAATACTACTAATTAATTCATCTTTTAATTTTTCTAAATCTATTCCTTCGCTACTCCATTCATATATTTTTTCGCCTACTTCTTTTGTTATTTTAAAAGGCATATTAAACATATTTGAGTTATCTTTTGTAGCTTCCGCTATGTGGTCCTGATCAATACGTAAAGCGATAGCAAATTCATATTCCAAACTATCTTTTTGATCAGGTTTCAACCCTAGTTTTACTACTTGTGTTTTACCTTGTTCATTTTTTTCCATGTCGTAGGCTTGCTTACTTCTAGACGTTCCAATCACATACATTGAATTTCCTGTTACTAACTTAAGAAATTCTTTCTCTAATGGTTTTACTTTATTCCAAGCCAACATTTGATTTTTAGAGTTGCCTCTCTGATGGTTTTCTACTTGTTCTAAAATGCCACCTTCACCACTCCAAGCATGCGTTAGAGAATCGACTATAACCACTTCAACCCCAGCTTGTTTGAATAAATTAAAAGCCTGTATATATCGCTGTACAGTAAATGGTGCTTCAAAATCAATATGCAAAAATTCCCCTATGTCGACATTTCCAATGGTTGAATCAGCATATAACAACGATCGTTTGTGCTCAGTGTCAATGACACCTATTTTTTCCCATTGTTCTTGTTCTGATAAGTCTGAATGCATTTTTTCAATAATTCCTTTAGCAATAAACAACGCACTTACTGTTTTTCCACTACCACTTGCGCCAGTTATCATGATAGGAACTTTTATTTTTTCGCGTTTAGCCTTTTTTATTTCCATATTGAAACCTCCTATCTAATTCTCAAACTCTTAGTTTGAACTAATTCTGCACCTTTGATTTCCCCATGTTTCAGTTCTTCTTTCAAAGCTGTTTTATCAACTTTGGGAGGTTGAGGAATTAAAAAGCCAATAGGAATTAATTTTTCGTCTATAATATTCACAGAAACTGGATTGTTTTGAATTCCTACATTGAATAATTCGCCCTTGATTTTCGTTTTGCCGACCTTTTCCATTTCATCTTGCAGATATCCTTTTAGGTTCTTTACATTGTTAGAAAGCGTTGTTTTTCGTGACTGTAGCCGTTTGATTTCTTTTTCAACAATAGATATGTTGCTCTCAAGTTCTTTAACTACTTTTGCTGTGTTTTCTACTTTTAAATCGATTGAATCGCTAATACTATCTAACGTATCTTTTAATGTTCCATCATCAAGCTCTTCAGCTAATGACAAAACTTTTAAATAATCGTTGCTAAGTTCATAAAGTGTTGCCACGGCTATCTTCCTCCTCGTCATATTCCCATTCTGGTTCGATTTTCTGTAATTCTTCTGACGGCTCTGTTAAAAATTGATCTAGCGCATCTGCTTCACTACGATTCATTCACAAGACCTCGTTTCTGTGATATAATTTTCTTAGTATATTTTTGTATGCGACTTATTGCTTGCCGGCTTAAGTCGCTTTTTTGTCGTCATACAACACCTCTGCGCTCTTTTTGTTGTGCAATGTATATTTTATTTTTTTGTTGCTGGTACCATAAATCAGCAAGTTTTTTCGTTTGCTGTAATTTTTCTTTCCTTGTCATTTATTTACCTCTCTATCTTCAAGTGCCAGATCATAAAACAATGTCCAAATGATGAATAAGCCGATATATACATTTTGGATAATCGGATTAAACTTTCCGCCTACTAGCAGTCCTAGTCCGAATACGATTAGCAATACTGCAATTCTTCTTAAGTTATAAATTTTTCTCATTTCATTTCTCCTTAAATATGCATTCTATTTTGAATCTCTAAGTATCTTAAAAATTCGAGTTCTTTTTCAATTTGATATGCTTTTCCTTCGGTCAGTTGTTCTGATTGTCTAAGCGCTGCTCTATCATCTTGTAGCTGTTTACGCTCTTTTTTGATTTGGTTGAGTATCCAGCTTTCTTGTTCAGTTGTATAAGCCATAATATTCTCCTTACGCAATGTCGTTTAAGTCAAAGCTCATTTGTCTTACAACTGTTTTTGTGGCTGTAGACGGCTCCCAGTCATTGATATACTCAATTACCATTGGATAATGTTTTTCTCTTAATTGTGATCGGGTACCCACACCTGTGATTTGCTTAATACCTGAATTAATATCTTTGTAAAGCTTGCCACGCTGTTCCTTTGTGATTTTTCCAAATCCTCTTGCAACTTCTGCTACTCGTTGATGAACTCGACGTGATAAGTAGCCATAATCATCTGCACCGATTTTTTGATTGTCTTTTAAGTCGGCTACTTCTTTTTCAATTACATCTACACGCTCATTTGTTTCTTCATTTGCTGATAAAGCAAGCATCGCCAATTGTCTTTGCGAGGTTGGAAGTTTAGGCTGTTGAATTTCTTTTTCCATTTGATTAAAAGCTTCAATGTATTTCAATTTAAATTGCAAAGCTTTTTGACCTGTGAATCCCATTGCTAGTAGTGTGAATCCGTCACGGTTCATAATTACTTGGCGATAAGACTGTTTGTTTTGCGGATGAATATAGTTATCTTCGTAAAATAGGTCTGCGTAATTTTCCGCAACCCCCTCTTTTAAATCATCAATTGCTGCTAAAACATCACGATGGTTTTTATTAAATGTTTCGGCAATTTGTAAACTACTTGTTACTACTTGTTGGTCTTTCGTAATTACTAAGTTGTCCATTTGATTTACTTCCTTTCTTACTCAATTCCTTCAATTATTTTTTTATCTGTCTTCTTACTTAAATTTCCGCTTGCCCAAGATTTATCTTTTTTGTGATAGAAGCCATCTTCGACACTCTTCTTTGTCGTAGAACTTCCCTTGTTTACTTACTGATCCATGCGGAAGACCTAGCTTCTCCCATTCCCTTATTGTTGTAGTGGATACATCGAAATATTTTGCAATCTCTGTTTGATTTAAAACTCGCTTATCAATCGAGGTATCTCTTCGTGCTTTTTCTATTTCATCAACAATAATTCCATGTACAAAATCCCTTAGAGAAGCTTCATTTTCTGGAGTTAAAATCACTTCCATTTTTATACCCCCTTCTAATCTCCTTTTGTTTTTAAAAGTTCGTCCATGCCAACACCTAAGTAATCCGCAACTTTTTTTAAATTTTTTGCAGATGGCATCGACTTGTTCCATTTAGAAATAGTTCCATTAGAAAACTCTAAATCACGTTCGATTTTGTAGATAGATAAAGCTTTTTCTTCAGAAATACATTTGATGCGTTCATAAAGCAATTTTCACACCTCCTAGAAATGAATAATATTTTTTGTTTCTGGGGTATTGACTTATAATAGAAAATATTCTATTATAAGTGCATAGAAAATAATCTAAAAACAATATTGTCCTTAGTCTTTTTATTCTATGTTATACCATCCAGAAATGTGAGAGTTTCTTGTACTTCCTGAGTACATGTGTATAATATCATAGAATTATTTCTAATGTCAATAACTTTAATAGAAAAAATTCGGAGGTATTTTGATGAGCACATACGAACGTGTTAAAAAGCTTGCTGCTGCAAGAAAAATGAGCATAGCTGAATTGGAAAGAGTTCTAAATCTATCAAATGGAATGATTTCTAAATGGAGTAAATCTAAACCCAACTCAGAGCCACTTTCTAAAGTAGCTGATTATTTTGACGTATCGACGGATTACCTATTAGGCCGTACTGATCTACCACATGGCGGTTTAACTAAAGAGCAACGAGAAATGACTATTGAAGAAGCAATAAACTCTGTTATGAGTCACGGCGGCAAAGAAGTAACTGATAATGACAGAGAAGTCTTAAAAAGAATAGCAGAGGCGTATTTGGAAGGTAAATACGAATAAAAAAAGAATTTTTGAGAAGGTGCGTTGCTTGGATAAACAGATTGAAGAAATAGTTAAGATTTTAGGAACTACTGTGATTTACGATGAAATTGAAAATAATGCTTATTACATGACACGCTTTAATTTAATAGTGGTAAATGTAAAGCTTTCAGAATTTGAACAAAAAAAAGCTTTACTGCACGAGCTCGGTCATGCTTGTGAGCACCAAGAGAATTATCCCCTGTACAAAACAGCATATGCTCTTCGTTCTAAAATGGAATATGAAGCGGATTGTTTTATGGTAGAAAAATTATTAGATGAATATTTAAACAGTACGGGTATTGCTCCAGAAAGAATCAACTACATGAAATTTATAGAAGATGCCAAAATAGATGCGCGCTACGAAGATTGGGTAAAGACTCTACTGTTTAATAAGTTGCAAAGAATAAACTTTGCATAAAAAAAGCCCGTGCGACAACACGGACTCAAAACCTCGTTTCGAGATTTACTCATAAAAATATTATATCAGAAGTGAGGAAGGTTTTAAAAATGAAAAAAATTGTTTTTCTAGGTTTATCATTATTATTACTATCTGCTTGTTCGAATAACGCAAAAAAAGATACAAATGTTAATAGTTCATCTACAAACATCTCATCAAGCGTTAAAGAGCCATCAAGTGGCACGAAAGAAAAAAGTCAAAGTTCTACGTCAACAGCATCTAGTGTTGTAAGTTCATCCACTATTGAAAAACGAACAGTTCAAGCAAGCCTAAATGATTTTGTCGGAGGTTGGGGTATACCTCAAAGTGATAATTTATTTTTTATAAATGCTGACGGAACTTTCTCTAGCACTACTCAATCAAATGTTCCGCTCCAAAATTTAAATTTTTCTGTTGATGCAAATGGTAATCAAACAATGTCATATGTTTTGAATAACACTCCAGGAACATTAGTGAAAAACGCAGATGGTACTTTGGCTGCTGGCGGACAGGTCTATAGTTATCTTGGCAATATTACGATGGAACAATTAATAGAAAGAAACAATCAAGGTCAACAAAATACTGCCCAACAGGAAGTGCAAGAGTCAGAAAATATTATACAACCTTCTACTCCCGAAATTAGTCAACAATCTCCCGAGCCAGACACAGAAGTTTATGACCAAGTTAGAGATGGCGAAGGCGGCCGTCAAGTAGCTGAAAGAAACGGAATAACACTTGAAAAATTACAAGAACTAAATCCAGGTATCAGTGGATATATGCCTGGACAATCATTACGAGTTAAATAGAGGAGATTTTTTATGAAAAAGATTAAATATTTTATTTCAATGTCGCTATTAATTGTTACTTTTGCTGCTTGTGGAACTAAAGAAGTAAAGCCTGATTATACAACTAATGAAGCCGAAACAGCGCTAAATAAGGGAGAGGATTTAACAGGAAAAACTGTTCAATTCACAGTTGATAAATATGTACCTGATGGATCATTAGGATATACGATTCAAACTGGAGAACACTTAAATTTTATTTCTTCTGAAAATCCAAATGTAAAAAAAGGTGATACAGTTATTGCAGAAATAAAGAAAGTTGAGAACCTTATGGGGTCTTGGGTTATTACTTTCGATAAAAAATAAATTACCCTTCTCTGGCGAGTTCTATCGTGTTCGATTCACGATAGGGGCTTTAAAATCAAATAAGGAGGTGCTAGAAATTTGTCATTCCCTCTGTTCGCTTGCCCAAGTGGAAAGGATAAAAAATGGCAACTTTTAAACAATACACAAAAAAAGGACAAAAATACTGGAAAGTAACTGCCTATTTAGGCGTAGATTATTTAACTGGTAAACAAATTAATGTCACTATCAGAAACTGTAATACAAAAAAAGAAGCACAGCTCAAGCTTAATCAAAAAAAATTAGATTTTGATAATGGAAATCTAGCTAACGAGCATACTCATTTAACAACTTTTGAAGAAGTTTATTATATGTGGTTGGACGAATACAAAAAAACAGTTAGGGAATCCACATTTATAGCTACTGAACGACGTATGAAAAAACACATTTTACCCACATTCGGGAAAATGCGACTTGAGCGTTTAACAGTCAAGATCGTTCAAAAATCTGTTAATGAATGGTATAAAAAGAATGAAATGGGAAAAGTACTTTTGAGTTATGCTTCTCGTGTTTGTGACTATGCTGTTGGTTTAGAAATAATAGACTCAAACCCATTTAAGAAAATAACTAAGCCTAGTTCGCTAAAGAAAGTAGAAAAGAATACAAAAAGAAAGTTCTATACAAAAGACGAACTGGAACATTTCTTAAATACAGCTGATAGCATTGCCAATCAAGCCAAAGAAGAAAGTTTAGTTCTAAAATACTATGCTGACTTAGACTGTGCTATTTTTCGCTTACTTTCTTTTACTGGTATACGTGTTGGTGAAGCTTTAGCATTGAATTGGAATGATATTGATTTAAAAAAGCAGGTAGTTAATATAAATAAAACTACTGCTATCAGTACAAATGGATTGACTATAAACGATCCTAAAACTCCCAATTCTATTCGTAAAATTTCTTTTGATAACAAGACTGCTTATATCTTAAAAAAATGGAAACTTAGACAGCGTGAAGCTTTAATGAAAAAAGGTGGGTTTAAAACACAACTCATTTTTACAAAAATTGATGGTACCATGTTCCGAAGTCAAGACATTTACCAACGTTCTAAAAGATTGGCAGAAAAGGCTAACTTACATTCTATTGGTTGTCATGGTTTTCGGCATACCCACGCAACATTATTATTCGAATCAGATAATGTTAGGTCTAAAATAATCCAAGAACGTTTAGGACATTCTTCTTTACAAATAACTATGGATACTTACACTCATGTTTCTGATGAAGTTACTAAAGAAGCAACAGATGCTTTCAGTAGCTATGTAAATTTTTAA